AAGTAAGCCATTACAAATTTTAACACAGGAATTTTAACACAGGACAAATAACATGAGCAAAGCAGCAATTAAAAAAGTAGCACAAGCTGAGATCCGTGCAGCAAAAAGTTTTTTAGAGAAAAAAGGAATCAAGCCAGAGGACATTAGTCCTAAAAAGTTTGCCATGGCAGCAAAAGAATTAAACAAAAGTTTCCGAGAAACTTTACAAATATTAATTGGCGAATTATCAGCAGGAGAAGTCTGATGGCAGATGAAAGTTGGAGAGATGAAAGTTGGAGAGAACAAACAAAAGATTTTTTATATCCTTATCTCAAAAGTTATCAGGCTCTTTCCCCAACCACACAAGAATTAAGTGAAGCTGAAAAAGAAGCCCAAGCACAACAAACACTCAGGAGCATATTTGGCAGTGCTGACCCAGAATTAGAAAGTCTTGATGGTCTTGGTTGGATGGATTTGACTCCTGTTGGATTTGGGTTTGGAGTTGATGATGCAATCAGGGAAGCAGGCGAGGCAGAAAGAGGACTTGACTATATTTTTCCTGCAGTTGGCCTTGGTTTAAGTGCAATTGAGGCATATCCTTTAACAAAAGTTATTTCCAAACCAGTAATAGGATTCTTAAAAAAGTTATTTTCCAAGTCAACATCAGCACCAGTAGATAAAGCAAAAAGAGAAACAATAGCAGGAATGGCAGCAATCCCAGTCGCAGGAGCATTGAGTAACATCCCTGTCAATAAAATTGCACCAGTTGCCAAAAAAGTTATACCAAAATTACCAACAAACTTTACAGATCTTTTTTCATTTAAAAATGTGCTGAATAATGCAAATGAAATTGTTGGAAGAGATGAAGCAAACATGATGACTAGAAAAGAACTTAAAGAAATTGGCATTGATCCTGATGATATGATTGATGAAGATTTTATCAAGATAGGTCAGATGGTTGAGGACAATTCGAGTTTTGGATCTATTTCTGACGAAGAGTTTTTGGGAATGGATGGTAATAGAATTAAACAATGGTTAGATGGCGAGATCCCTTTGGATGAAGTTGACCAAGACAGAACTATTCCTGTTGCAGCTCCAGTTTTAAAAGAGCTAGAAGAAGTTTACAAGCTCGATAAAAAACAGATAAGAGATTATCTAATAGAGAATGAAGTTTTGGAGGAATAGTGGGTTTATTTAAAAAAATATTAGAGGAAGCTTCTGACGATGCAATAAGGTGGATTGGTAGTGTTGCCAATAAGATGGGCACAACTCCTGAGAGCATTTACAGACAAGTGGGTGATTACCCAGAGAAGCTATTCTTGCAAGCACCACAAATGTTTAAATTTTTTGAACCACTTGACCTTTTTGATATTATGAGTGAAGCAAAAAGAGGTTATACTGATCTGGCTTTGATGCCGACTGAAGTTTTCAGAGATTTAGCAGCACAAATAAATCCAGCTGTAAAAGAAATGAGTGATGAAAAAGTCAGGAATTTCATGGATCTTATAGAGCAAGGCATAGCACTTGACACTAGTAAAAGTGGCATGCCAGTATTGACTTACACAAACCCTATTGGCGAAGTTGTGCAAATAACAGGTCACGACTCTCGGCATAGAACAAGAGCACTTGAAAGATTGGGCGAACCATACCAGTTAGTACGCATGATGCCAGAGCAAGGTGCTGCAAGAGTTAGCGAGATTTCTCCTGAAGCAAATGTTTATACAGAGCAAAGTCCAATGCAAATGGAAGGCAAAGGTGGTAAACTTTATGGTGCTTTGGGGGAGTTGATGAAGATATTAGGTCTTGTTGCAGCTCCTGCTGGAGCTTTGACTATGAAAGACGAAAATGCTCCTTTTTAAAATAAAACTTTCTTTTTCTGCAAAAAGAGGGTAAAGATAAAGAATGAACAGAACTTCTTTCCCATCGTTAATGTCAAAAGGAGGCAAAATGAAGAAAAAAGTCAAAAAAAAGAAAGCGAGAAAGTCTTATGGCAAAAGAAAATACTAATGACGTTGCTGTTCATGTAACTGGTGTTTCTATGAGTGGAAAGGCAGAGGTGAAAAAAGATGACACTATCAGACGTGTTGAAGCAGATCAAAAGCCAGCTGAAAACACAGAAACTAACGATAGCGAATAATATGGTTGAAGGTCGAATGAGTGACTTTAATACATATTCCAAGAACGTCGGAATCTCAGAAGGCTTAGAACAAGCATGTGAGATAATCGATGAAATGATTAAAAAACTTAATGAAGAGGATGAATAACCATGTCTCATCAACATGCTAAAAATCTCATCACAGATGAGGAAACAAATTCAACTCTTGGATCTCATCAATTTCCGAGACCAATGGGTTGGAAAGTATTGGTTCAACCGAACCAAGTAAAAAAGAAAACAAAAGGTGGCGTTTTTCTACCATCTCAAAGTCAGGACAACCAAGAGTATTTGACTGCTCATGGTATCATTTTGGCTATGGGTGATCTTGCTTATAGGGATCGTGACACTGGAAAAAGTTGGAAAGGTCATTGGCCATCAACTGGAGACAGGATAACTTATGGCAAATATGCTGGACAAAAATTAACAATTAATGGTGTAAAATTATTACTCTTGAATGATGACGAGATTACTTCAATCTTGCCAGAAGGAGTTTCCATTGCAGCTTATGTTGAATGAGGTCAAAATGGAAAACGTAGAGAAAAATGAAGTTTTAGAAGAAATTAACAACGAGATCCAAGAAACCAAACGCAAGAATGGTGAGGATCCAGAAAATTTTGAGATTGAGTTATCTGATGAATCAAATTCCAAAGAAGAAGAGCAAAAAGCCATCGAAGAGGACAAAAAAGATGACCTCGAATACAGCAAAAAAGTCGAAAAGCGAATTAAAAAGCTCGTCGACCAGCGAAGAGACGCAGAGCTCCAAACCAAAAGTTTACAAGAGCAGAATGCACAGCTTGAAGCAAGGTTGTCTAGGCTTGAGCAGACTGGTAATAAGAATGCCGAAAGTAATTTTCACAAGCGTTATAATGAAACCAAGCAAGCTCTTCATAAGGCTGTTGAAGAAGGTGATACCACAGCGCAAGTAAATTTTCAAGAGCAATTAGCAGACATGAGAGCTGCAATGAGAATTGCTGAGGTTCAAAAGCAACAAAGAGTCGCATCAGCAACATCTCCAACTGTTGGTCGTGCTCAGCAAGTTGCTCAAGCACCAGCTCCACCCAAAGCGATGGATTGGTGGCAGAAGAACCGATGGTTTAATGCTAATGGCTTTGATAGAGAGACAGCAGCAGCAAGAGCAATAGACGTTCAACTTGATGTTGAAGGTTTTGATAAAGATTCAGACGATTATTATTCAGAATTGGATACTCGTTTGGGTAAAGTTTTTCCTGATTTAAAACCATCAGGGGAAAGTCCTGTTAGGCAAGAACAAAAACGCAGACAACCAGTAGCTCCAACTGCAGGAGGTTCACCTATCAAGACCAATAGGGTTCGCATGTCGCAGGATCAACTCAGAATGGCAAGGGAACTTGGCATAACTGACGAAAAAGGATTGAAGCAATACTCTGCAGAAATCCAGAAACAACAGAGAGGATAGACCTATGACAGATAAACGAAATATTCGTGCAAGCGAAACCAGAGAGAATTCCCGTGCAGAAGAAGTAAGACCTGATACTGCATGGAAACCACCCTCATTGTTGGATGCACCTGATTCCCGTCCTGGGATGGTCCAACGATGGATAGCGACCTCGATTCAGGGGAAGGAAACTCCAGACAATGTATACAAGCGTATGCGTGAAGGCTGGAATCCTCGCCCTGCTGATACTGTGAAGGATAAGAGATACCCAACTATTAATCATGGGCAGTGGGCAGGTTCGATAGGAGTTGAAGGGATGATACTTTGTGAAATGCCAAAAGATAAATTTTCTCAAATGAAAAATTATTATAAAGGCAAGAACGAAGAGCAGAACGAGTCAATTCCAGGAGAGCTTGATGCGATGGCAAGGACAGGAGGAATTCCTATTCAACAGGATAGGAAATCAACGAGTAGTCGTGGTCGGGATGTTTCCGTCATGGCTGATAATTAAATGCTTATAAATTTAAAGGAGTAAGCGAAAATGGCAAATGCAGACGCAGCATTCGGGTTCGTCCCAATCCGCCATATGAGTGGTGCAGCTCCTCGTGCAAATAAGTATACCATTGCCTCAGAACTAGCAGAGAATATCTTCACAGGTGATCTTTGTATAATTGATGCCAATGGCCAAGTTACACCTCACACTGCTACAGAGGTCAATAACATTGGAGTTTTTGCAGGAGTCTCATACACTGCCTCAGATGGCTCATACGTTTACAGTCAGTACTGGCCAACAGGTACTACTGCAACAAATATCGTCGCATATATTTACGACGATCCATTCATCGTGTTCAAAGCACAGTCAGCAGGATCTCCTGCCCAGACCAACATCGGCAATTGTTGCGACGTTGTAGCTGGAACAGGCTCGACTACTACTGGCCAATCAGGTTTTGAATTATCTGGAACAATGTCAAACGGAACTGCTTCCTGTAAGATTGTTGCTCTACATGATTCCCCTGAAAATGCTTTCGGCGCAAACGCTGTCATGGATGTTCTCATTAATGAGCACCTCCTAAAAGACAGTGCAGGCATATAGGAGGGTATGAATAATGGCAATGAATAGAGCACAATTTGCGAAAATGCTCGAGCCAGGATTAAACACCCTATTTGGCTTAGAGTACGACAACTATCCACCAGAGTGGCAAGCAGCATTTGAGACCAACTCTTCTCAAAAAGCATTCGAAGAAGATGTTCTTCTTGAAGGCTTTGGCAATGCTCCAGTTAAATCTGAAGGTTCAGCAATTTCATATGATTCAGCATCCCAACAGTGGACTGCAAGATATCAGCATGAGACAATTGCTCTTGCTTTCAGCATCACTGAAGAGGCTGAAGAAGATGGTCAATATGGCTCAATCGCTTCTCGTTACACAAAAGCACTCGCTCGCTCAATGGCTTCCACTAAGGAAATCAAAGCAGCAAATGTTTTGAACAATGCTTTTAGTGGTTCAGGTGTAACAGGTGGTGATGGTAAAACTTTGTGTGCAACTGATCATCCGACTCGTGGAGGAAATCAGTCAAACGCATTAGCAACTGCTGCAGATCTCTCAGAGACCTCACTTGAGCAGATGTTAATTAATATAGCTGACATGAAAGACGATCGTGGTCTCCGTGTTGCTGCACAAGGCAAAATGTTAGTAATTCCTACTGCTTACACTTTCACAGCAGAAAGATTACTAGAGTCACAACTCCGAACAGGAACTGCTGACAATGACATTAATGCTGTGAGAAGTGGAGGTTATTTACCTCAAGGCTATCACATCATGCGTCGTTTGACAGATTCAGATGCATTCTTTATTGTTACAGATGTGCCTGATGGTCTAAAGCATTTCCAAAGATCACCTTTGAAAAAAGGTATGGAAGGCGACTTTGAAACAGGAAATGTTCGTTATAAAGTAAGAGAAAGATATTCTTTCGGATTTACTGATTGGCGAGGTATTTTTGGCACAGGAGGTGCTTCATAATTTTGAAAAATTGGAGGGGGAATTGTCCCCCTCTAACTTCTGATAGCGAAAGCTAACCAACCCAGACAGGAGGAATAAATGGGTACAACAACTTATAGTGGTCCAGTCAGATCACAAAACAATTTTGACTTGGTGAGTAAAAACACCACAACAGGTCTAATTCAAGACAGAACTCTTCTTGGTGGTGCAGCAATGGACACAAGAAGGTATTATTTGGCAGAGTGGTTTGATATTGGTTTGCCAAAACTTTCATCATATATGGCAGCAAGTGAAACCAAAGATTGGGGAAGCATTGCAGATGGTGATGAAGCAGCAGAAGAAGTAACAGTTACTGGTGCAGCACTTGGAGACTTTGCTGTTGCATCAATGAGCATTGATGTTACTGATCTTATTATAACTGCTTCAGTTACTGCTGCAGATACTGTAACAGTGATGCTTTCAAATAACACTGGTGGGTCAATTGATTTAGGTTCAGGAACTCTTTACGTTAGAGTTATACCTCGCTCTTTTATGCCAAACAATGGATCAAATCCAAGTTGGATGGTTGAAGGGACAAATATGACATCTGCACTTTGCACAAGAAATGCAACAGCAGCAGGTATTGTTTTGACAACAGCAGGTGCTGATGAAGATCAAGCAATTTTAACACCGAACAGTGCAACTACTGAATCTGCATGGTCAGATACAGTTTGGGGAACTGAGAATCAAACTGAATGGGAATGCTCAATTAACACAAATGCAATTGATAATCAAAAGTTGTGGGCAGGATTAAAGCTGACAACAGATCAATTAATTGCAACAGATGCTAATCAGGCATATTTTAAATTTCAGACAGATGCAACAAATTCTGAAGCATTTGATGATTATACTTTGCTTCACTTTGTTCACAGCATTGGTGGCACAGATTATATCAGTGCATTGCCTATAACTGTTGCAGCTAATACAATTTATCACTTGAGGATTTCTATAGACAGTGATAGAAAGTTATCAATTTTTGTTGATGGTACGCAGTATAATATAACTAGCACTGCAGGATCAACAGGTGGCACAGCTGTTACTTCAGGAACTACCAAATCAGCAGCAATGACTGATGATATTGATTTGATTCCTGTTATAGGAATTGAAGCAGGTGCTGCTGCAGCTGAGGCTCTTGACGTTCATTATACGACTATTAGCCGAACAATATTTGAATAAAATAGTGGGAGCTTTTGCTCCCACACTTTAAATAGGAGAAAAGAATGGCTGATATTAAAACGTCTACAAAATTAATTGATAATGCAAGAGAAGTTATGTATGCATTTCAATATCAATATGTTGATACTGGCAATGAAAGTGCAGTTTCTAAAATTGATGTTTCTGCTCTGGAGAATGATGCCAATGGAAATACTTGCACAGGAATAAGAATTGTTGAGTGCTGGTGGGTTATTTCTGCAATGACAGTTGAAGTTCTTGCTGATGCTGACACAGACATAATAGTTATGCATTTAGCTGAAGGTCAATCAGGTTATCAAGATTTTTCTAGGTTCGGTGGTTTGCCAACAAGTTCAACATACGGAACAAATGGAACAGGTGATATTAAATTTACTACGACTGGTGCTGGTACTGCAGGCGATGCTTATCAGATTGTAATTAGAGGAATTAAACAGTATTAATGGCTACTTCAGGAACATATGCATTTAGACCAGATGTTGAGGAGATTATTTCAGAATCTTTTGAAAGATGCGGAATTGATTCCCAAACAAGAACAGGCTATCATGCAGTTGCTGCAAGGAGAAGTTTAAATTTATTATTCTCAGAATTTGCTAACAGAGGAATAAATTACTGGACTCTGCAGAATAATACTTTAACTCTTGTTAAAGACCAGACAGAACCTTATACTTTACCAGCAGGAACTATAGACTTGATGGATGTTGTTATACGAGAAACTGTTGGAAGCACAACAACAGATGTTTCTGTTGAAAGATTAACTCCAACAGAGTACAATAATTTGCCAAATAAATCTTCTTCAGGCAAGCCAAGTCAATATATGATTAATAAACAATACACACCAACTCTTTATGTTTGGCAGATACCTGATGCGACTACTTATAGTCTTGTTTATTGGTCAATAAACCAAATTGAAGATATAACCTCTAGTAACCAAGATGCTGATGTTCCTTACAGATGGGCAGATTGCATATGTGCTGGTCTTGCTAGCAAACTAGCTATAAAATATCAGCCAGACAAATTCAATCTTCTTAATGAAGTTTATGAAAGATCATTTGAATTTGCAGCATCAACAGACAATGATGGCGTAACAATGAGAATAAGACCAACAGGATTGAATTTAAACTAATGGCAAGAATAAAACACGCAAAAGGAAAAAGGTCATTCGCTATAAGCGATCGCTCTGGCTTTCGTGTTCGTTATACTCAATTAAAAACAACTTGGGATAATTTAAGAGTTGAACCAGAAGAGTGGGAACCAAAACACCCACAATTACGTCCACCAAGAAATGTTATTGATGCTGTATCTCTTTTCCAACCCAGACCAGACAATGATCCTGAAAATATTTCTTTTTATGTTGGTTATAATTATGATCCATTTTTACCTAAAATTGAAAAACCAAATGTCGGAATCCTTGGGAAAGCAAATCCAGGACAAACAGTAATAGATATAAGCAGAGATTTTGAAGCTACTGGATTGGCAGGAACAGGCGATACAGGAACTGAAACTGTTGAATTGTCAGTTGTTGAAACAGGACTCGCAGGAACAGGCGATACAGGAACAGAAGTTGTTGCACTAGATGTTAGTGGTGCTTCTGGAAGAGCAGGAACTGGCAGTGTTGGTGCTGAGGCTCTTGACATATCTATTATCGAGGCAGGACTCGCAGGAACTGGTGGAACAGGAACAGAGTCAGTTCAGTTACTTGGCTGGGGTCAAGATGGCTGGGGTGAGCAAGGTTGGGGTGAATAAATGAATTACACAGCACTCGTTTCAGCTATACAAAATTTTGTTGAGGATGATTCAACTGAATTAAGCAATTCCATACCTAATATAATTGCTCAAGCTGAAGAAATGATTTTTCAAAGATTACCGAGTTTGCCTTGTTTTAGGAAAGTTACAACAGGAACTTTGGTCGTTGGGACAGCAGATTACACTGTTGCTTCTTCAAGGATGATTAGACAAGTTTCTGTGACAAGCTCTAGTAATGTAATTTATTTAGATCAAAAAGTTGATTCTTATTTAAGGGATTATTGGCCAAATTCAAGTACAACAGGAACGCCAATAATGTATTCAACTAAAAACGCAACAACATCTGGAACAATTATAACTTTGGCACCAACACCAAGTGCAACTTTATCATATCAGGTTGATTATGTTGCTCCAGAAACAGGTTTGTCTTCTTCCAATGCAAACAGTTGGATTGGCAATAATGCTGAGAATGTTTTACTTTCTGCAGCTCTTTATGAAACTTCTGCTTTCCTTAAAGCTGGAGAGACGTTAAACTTATACAAAACCCAGTTTGATGAAGCTGTTGGTCTTTTCCAGCAAGAAATGGGTAGAAACTATAATGCTGAATATAATGGAGGTATTTAAATGGCTATAACACAAGCAATGAGCACATTGTTTAAAAAAGATCTGTTGCTGGGTGATCATCACCTAGACTCAGACACACTTCACATTGCCCTTTATACGAGCAGTGCAACTTTAAATGCAACAACTGATGGATACACAACATCGAATGAAGTTAGTGGAACAGGATACACAGCAGGAGGAGTTGCTTTATCAAGCAAGGCTGTAACAGAGGACACAAACTCTGGATCAACAACTGCTGGCAGTGGAATATTTGATGCAGCAGATCCTGAGTGGACTTCTGCATCTTTTACTGCAAATGGAGCTTTAATTTACAATAAAACACTTGGAGATGCTTCGTCAAACGCAAGAGGAGCAATAGCAATTTTAGCTTTTGGTGGAGATTTTACAGTGGCTGGAGGAACTTTTAAAATTGTTTTCCCAGCAGCAACAAGGTCGAATGCAATAGTAAGGATAGATTGATATGACAAGCACTTATGTAAATAATCTCCGACTCAATGAGATGGGGACAGGCGATCAGTCTGGCTCTTGGGGAACAGTCACAAATACAAATTTAGAGTTAATTGGTGAAGCTCTCGGCTATGGAACTGAAGCCATAACAACAAACGCTGACACCCATGCAACAACAGTTGCTGATGGTTCTACAGATCCTGGAAGAGCCATGTTTATTAAGTACACAGGAACATTAGATAGTGCTTGTACTATCACTATTGGTCCAGACACATTAAAAAGATTGCATATTATTGAAAATGCAACCAGTGGTTCACAAAATATACTTATAAAACAAGGTTCAGGTGGTGGAGCTTCAGTTACTATACCAAATGGACATACAAAAATTGTATATCTTGATGGTGGGGGAAGTGGTGCTATTGTTACTGATGCAACAACTGATTTAAATATTAACACCACTCTTTATATTAAAAATCCAGGAACTGGAGACGACAGCACTGCTCACTTATATCTTCAAACTGCTGAAACTGATATAGCAATTAATGATGTGATAGGGAAAATAAATTTCCAAGCTCCTGATGAAGGGACAGGAACAGATGCAAATTTAGTTGCTGCAGCAATTGCTGCTATATCTGAAGGTGATTTTAGTTCTTCAAGCAATGCAACTAAACTTTCTTTTATGACTGGTTCAAGTGAAGCAGCAGCAGAAAAAGCATCTTTAAGTTCAGGTGGAGATTTAACAGTATCAGGAGACGTAAATGTTGGTGATGATGTTTCTTTAACTTCTGATAGTTCAGTCATAAACATGGGAGCAGGGAATGATGTAACTTTAACTCATGATGGAACTACAGGAGTTACAATTGCAGCAAATCCGATAACAATAGATTCTGGTGGAAATCTAAATCTTGATGCCCATACAGGAATATGGATATTTAAAGATGCTGGCAGTGAAATGCTAAGATTCACAGAAGGAAACTCTGGTGATGTAACAATTAAATTAGCAACAGATGCAAAAGATCTAGTTTTCACAGACAATGGTGATGCTACTAATATGAAAATATTAGATGCAGCTGCAGGGATAAATGTTCCAGGAGAGGTTCAAACAACAAAAATTGCTTATACTGATGGTGATGATGCAATAACAATAGCTGATGGTGGTGGAGTTACATTATCAGCAGGACTTGATTGTGGTGACAATAATATCACTAATGTTGGAAGTATTGCCCTAGACAGCATAGCATCAGACGCAGGAACAGGAACAGCTATAACTATGAGTGCAGGATTAGTTGGCAATACTGAAACAGCAAGCAAAACAGGTTCTGTTGCTCCAGACATGTCACAGTATACAAATTTCGTTTGGACTTTAACAGGAAATCTTACATTAACAGATCCTGGAGATGAAGCTGCAGGTCAAGGTGGAATATTTGTATTTATCCAAGATGGAACAGGAAGCAGAACTTTAAGTCATGCAGCAAATGAATATTTTACAGCAGGAGGTTCAGCAATAACTTTAAGTACAGCTGCATCAGCAATAGATGTTGTCCCTTATTTTGTTCAGGCTGATGGTAAAATTCATTTAGGTGCAGTTCAAAAAGCATTCGCAGACGCATAAG